TACCCCAACCATTTACACTACCCGTAACACCATTACTATTCCAAGTCCATCCACCATTCCAAGCAATTTGATATTGCGCTGTATTTTTAAGGTTATAACTTGTACTTGTACTTGTTCCCCCAACAAACGGATATAAAGCCTTCATCTTAGTCCAAATAGAATACCCTTTCAAATCAACTACCAAAGTATTGATTGCCGCTTGTTGAGTAGGGTTTGTTATTCCAGCCGCTGTTATAAATGCTTGTGCATCGGGGTCAAATCCACCGCCACCGCCTGACCTTGCTAATATTCCATGTGTTGCTAAAAACATACTATTCCCGTAACCAATCATAATACAATAGTAACTGATCCACTTGTTAACTTAACACCACTAAACTTCTGAGCCTTAGTAGGTCTTATGATAGCACCTGCCTTAACTGCTGTTCCTGTAGCTGCTATGTATGTTGACTTAACATCAACTGCTGCTATCTTAATAGAGTTAAACACTGTATCCTCAAGGACTACAATAGCATCAAAGTTACCTGTGAACTCAGTTGTATTATTCAAGATATAAGTACCTTGACCTGCTATTAAAATTTCGTTATCTGTTGCCATTTTATTTATTTATTATGTTGTTAAATCTCCTGCTAAGTACCACTCATTAGTACCTCTCTTTATTAATGTAGCCATAGCATATTGTGCGGCTGTCTTAGTCTTACCTCCACTTGACCTAAGTGTAACTCCTGTATCAGGCACTACAGTAACTTGACCTGCCCCATATTGTGATAGTATTATCTGAGCACCAATAGGGAAGGGTTGAGCTGTGTTAGTTGGTATTATAATATTGTTACCTCCTGAGAAGTTGAGCTCTATAAATTTAGAGTTATCTCCTGTAACTAATGTATATTGTATAGTCTTAGTATCAATGGTTACATCCCTTGGTGCAGGAGTATATCCTAATGCTGTTGCAATAGTTTTATTTTTCCATAGCTGAGTTGAGCTTTCATATATCAAGGCATCATTGTTAGCAAGCGTGCCTGTGTTAATGTAAACATTATGCAACTCATCAAGCTCCCATCCGTTCATTATCTTAACGTATATCTTACCATGATTTACATGAGCATACTCAACATAACCTATCACTACAATATGAGCTGTAGCTGCTGTAGGCTTGATGTTTGTTATTGCTCCCGGAGTTACAGAAGATAAATAAAGAACATCGCCATCTGACCACGTTTCACCTTGTAAATTACCTGTCGTATTTATCTCTTCAAGTTGTCCAACTGTTATAATAAATCCCTCTTGATTCGTTGCAATGGTTTCTGTAACAAGTCCGATTGTATCTGCTGAATTATTATCATTATCCGCTTGGGCATAAGCTACAGCTAATCTTTGACCTTGAGCACCTGATACTCTAACAGCTTGATAAGCAGCCTTAGTTAGTGTCGCATTAGGTGTTACCTTGTTCACTACTCTTGCAACTAAATCAACACCATTCTTAAGAATAACAGAGCCACCCTTCAAGGTTGTTTCTGAACTGCCTAATGTATTATTCCATCTTGTAGTTCCAACTGCTGCTGTGCCAGTTGGTGAGGTGTCTAATGTTAGCTGTCCTGCCTTGAGTTCAAACTCACCTAAGTCAACATCTTGAGTTGCTCCTGTGTAAGGAACATATGCACCAAAGACCTCTTGACCTGTGATAGAACGTGTCTCATATCCTGAGCCAGTGTCAACACTTACTTCAAGTAAGTCAGTCGCATCAAGTTCTGACCCCTTCGGAGTCATCTGAGATATTTTCTGTCTATTGATAGCCATACCTATATTGTAATTAACTTATGATTCTGTTATAATAGGAACTTGGCAATCTGTCCAATTACTCATGTCAACATCTAATGTCATGACCCACCCTGCTGCATAGTCTAACACTTGATTATTCAATGGCACTATGGCAGGTTGTCCTAAGATATCAAAGCTATAATCATCACTGAAAGTAAAATAGTTTACTAAGTCAACCAATATTTGATGACAGTCTGAGAGTATCACAGTGATATTAGCTCTATCCTTTTGTATGATGTCAAGGCAGGTTATCTCTAAGCTCATTGTATTAGTGTTCTCAGTTGCTATAGCTGTGATAGGTGCTATAAACACAAGAGGATATTTCTCATCCTTTGTCGCAAAGTTAGGTAACTGCTCCACGAAGTCACTACCTACTTTTTTTACCTGTAGATGTGAGTTATAAAATGCCTCTATCTTGTTGATTAATGCTTGATAACTTGTCATAGTTCTGCGTTCTTTTGTATCTTATTAATTTTGTTCTGTGTATCAGTCATCTCAGTCTCACTCACTATAGCATTGACTGTGATAGTCTGACCTTGCTGTGCTCCCTCTCCACCTACATTATTGAGTTGATTGCCTTGACCGAATAGACTAACTGATGGAGTTGCCATGCCTCCTGTTGTGCTACCTCCACCTGTGAAACTATTAGTGTCTGCAGTTGGAGCATTACCTCCACCCTCAAAGGATGTGCTTGCTATTGTTGCCAGACTTGTTGCCGTTGATATTACTGAGCCAGCTATTGCAGCAGCCATAGCAAAACCTCCATCAAACTTAGGATATTGAGCAAGGATTGAAACAATAGATTGAGCTCCATTGATAACAGCCATTGCCAACTGCATTTTTTTCTGTTGCTCAAATTGTTGTTTTAGAATTTTCTCCTCCTCTTTACTTCCTTGTTGTACTCCTTTAAGTTTCTTTTTTGTGTTGATATCTTGTATTGATGCAATGGCTCCTGCTGCTGTTGTAGCAAGTTGGAAGCCAGCCTCAATATTTGCATTAAGTTTCTCTCTTGCCTTCTCATCTATCTCAACTAACTTAGCAGCTGTTGCCTCTTCTGCCACTTCCTTAGCCTGTCTAAATTTCTCTTCAATGGCTGCCTTCTCTTCCTCTGATAGGTTAAGTGCTGCCAGCTCAGCAGTTCTTTGAGTATCTAATGTTGCTAATGTAGTTTTAAGAAATGCCTCATTTGCTGCAATCTCTTCCTCCTTAGTACCTTTAAATCTCTCAAGTTCAAAGGCTTCCTTAGATAGTTTAGTCTCTGCTGTAAGTTGTGCAGCTGCTAAAATCTTTTGTTGATTCTCAATCTTTTTAACTGTGATTTGGTCATCAATTTCTTTTAACTTTTTAGCAGTCTCATCCTCAAGCAATCCTCTCTCCTCTGAGCCTACCTCAAGTGAGTCCATCTTTATCTTTGCCTCAGCTTCAAGTAGTTCCTTTTGTGCCTCAAATTTAGCAATATCATCTGCTGCATTAAGTTCTTTTCTTTTTAGCCTTGCAATTAACTCCTCATTCTCTGCCTTCTCTATATCCGCTGCATTCTTATCTCTTGCTTTCTTAAGGTCATTGTCAATCTTTGCGAGTGCTGCCTTTTGATCAACTTCCTTTTTATAGATTTTAGCAAGATTATCAAACAAATATTTTCTCTCAGCTTCAAGTTGTGTTATGCGTAAATCCCTAAGTTCCTGCTCTGACTTACCTGCATTCTCTGCCTCTTGCAAAGCTACCTCATTCTTTTTACGTAGGTCAGCAAGAGCCTCAGAATATTTATTCTTTACCTCTTTATTAGTGTTGCCCACACTTGTTACGTTAGCTTTAGATACAGCTGCATTACCTTTGTTAGTTATCTCTAACTCCTGTCTTTTAAAGTCCTGGATAATCAAGTTCTTTAACTGCTGAGCCTTAGCAAGTGCAGTGCTATCACCTAATTGCTGAGCCTCTTTAATCTGCTGCTCTACCTTAGCAAGTGCCTCCTTCTGTTGGATGTCAAGCATTGCCTTAGCACGCTCAGACTCTCCCTTGATTTGCTTGGCCTGTAGTAACTCAATCTGCTTATCTAAGCTGACATTGAGATTCCTTATAGCGTTAATCTTGTTTATCTCATTCTGCACTTGTTGATTAGCAAGATCCGCTTGAGTTTTAGTCAAGTCAGCTAATCTCTTCTTATCCTCTTCTGTAAGTTCCTTCTTTAAGTTTAATGAGTCAATCTCAGCTTGATTAATAGCCATGTCCCCCTCTATCTGTTCCCTCTTAAGGTCAAATATACTTTGACTTGTATCTATCTGGATTCCTAACTTCTCCTCAATAGCAGCTATCTCCTCATCACTTAAGTCCTTAGTAAGGTTATATAGTTCCTGCCTTGCTTGACTTTCTGCCTTGAGGCTTTCTCTATTTTTCTCACTTGCCTCTTTAACTGCCTCAGCATTTTCCTCTGCTGCATTATCTGTTAAACCCATCCAATCAGTCAAGTCCTTAAATCCTTGTATCACTGCATTGATAGGGATCATTATTGCCTCTAAGATGGCATCAAGTACACCAATCTTTTTTAAGAATATACCAATGGCTACAACAATAGCAGTGATTACCGCCACTAATAAAAAGATAGGATTCATTAAGATGGTTGCTCCAAGTTTTACAAATGCTCCACCCACTGTAGATAGAGTACCCATGAACCCTTTGAAGCCCTTTGCTAAGTCTCCAGGATTGAGCTTGCCCATTACATTACTAAACACTTGAGCCTTCTGCTGTGCCTCCTCAAAATCTAAGCTCATCAATGAGTCCTTGATACCTCCGATAGAATTACTCACCTGCTCAAATTTAGAGCCTGATGCAAATACATTCACTGCATCATTAGCATCTGCAAGTTGATCTTTCAACTCCCCAGCCTTTGCGGCAAGTTGTGCAATCTGTTCTGGATCAGTTGCATCTGCAATAGCTCCTTTGAGTTCTCTTAATTCAGCTTTGATAGCACCAATGCCGGTTATCTTTAATGGTATTTCAACTTCATTCATATACTCTAATTTCTATTGTGTTATTCAATAATGTGTTATCACCACCTGTGTATGCAAAGTCATACCATTCAACAATTATTCTGTCAGCATTAACCCATGTAATATAGTAAACACCTTGTGAAGAGTTAACTTGACTTATCATTAAGTAAGTTCTATTAGCATCAGGGAATGCTCCAATTAACACACCCTCATATTGACCAACTCCAACTCTTGACCATACAATATCACCTATTGTGTTTTCAAGTACAATTACTGTAGGATCTAATATTCCTGTCTGACTAATAGTTGCAATATATTTCTTATACCCTACAACAGGAGCTCCATTAATACTCTCAGTCACTGTCAAGTTAGGTACTACCATACCATCACTCTCTAAGGTCTGACCATCTCCAATCACTACTCCCTTAACACCTGGACTCACAGCGTTGCCCTTACCAAAGATTAGAACATCTGATCCGGGCACCACTACATTATTAACTTGAGCACTCTGTTTGAACACCTCATTATTACCAACTGCCACAATAGTATCTCCAATAGGCTTGCCGCCTGCAGTCTTATAAGGTGCTAAGTCAATCTCAGTATCAATACTTATCAACTCTACCTTTGTGAGGCTGTTGTTGTTAGCATTGTAATCTTGAATCTTGTTTATATTCCACCATGAATTGTCAATGTAAATCTTATCATTGAGCTTTAAAGATTGTATATCAACCTCATTCAAGTCAAAGTAAGCTATCAACATTTTACCTACATTGATTTGATTAACAGTCCTTCTCCAATATAAGTTATACAGGTTGTTAGCTGTCAGAGTTGCTACCTCATAAAAGTAGTAATCATTCGTGCCAAAGTTAATATCAAATGTAGGATACAATGGATTATTGAAATGACCAATCATAGGATAGTCAGTCAAGCCTATCTCTCCTGTTGTGCCAAAGTCTATGATGTCAAATGGTTGGCATGTACCTAATCCTCCATCATATAAGATACGGATGTTAGTATTAGGTGCAGCTCCATTGATTGCAGGAACATAAGCTCCGAATAATGTTTTATACACAGGAGTAGGTGAGAATAATAGCTCCTTAGTATCTACATCCTTAACATATTCATTGTCAAAGGTGTATTCTATCTGACCATAAATCTCTCCTGTAGCTTGTGTGTAAAGTACATTAGACTGATCCTCATCCGGTGCATAGGTGAGCTTAAGTTTTTTCTTAGTTACATCTGGAAGGAACATCAACTCTTGAGCCTTATCCTTAGCTAACTTCTGGCTCCAATCCTTCTCAGCTCCTGAGTCGTAATACTCATCTCGATGTCTTAGTATAAGGTTGTATGGATTGTCAATATCTTGCTCAACATATAAGTTGTACATCTGAAATATTGACTTAACAAAATCAGACTGCTTAATCTCTACAGGAACATAAGAGTTCATGATTAGAGTCCCTCCTGTAGTCTGCACATTATTGCTTGGCAGTATCACCATGTTGATAGATACTAAGTCAAGCACAACATTGACATCTACAGGAGTGAAACCACCACCTGCTGCAATCCAAATATTAGCTCCATTACTGTTAGCACTACCATAGGTCTGAGTTACCTCAACTCCTATAGATAATATCTGTATGTCATTAGGGTCTATTGCTAAGTTGAAAGGGTCATTTGTTAATGCAGGAATGCTAAGAGATTCAGCAAAGGTCAATATAGTAGTGTTGCCTGTTGGTAATGGTGATGCTGCAGGATAGTAAGCTACTCCACTTGTTGTGCCATACACCTTTACGTTGCCAAGCCCTGCCACATATACCTGAGCAAATACCCTATATTTATTTTTAACTATGTATCCTCCTGCTACATACTCAAGGACTGCATTACCTCCACTATTATTGTCAAGGATGATACTGCCTCCAATCTGTAGCTCATATGTATAGTTCTCACCTGCAAGAGCATTAGTGCTAAATGGTGAACTGTACTCCCCTGTTAAAGGGTCATATAAATTCTGAGTGTCAATCACCTCTGTCCATCCAGAGTCAATATCCTCTTGGAAGGTATAGTTCACTCCTGTGCCCTGTACATAACTTGTTGTCCATGTGTTTGTTGCCTCAACTCTATAGTCATTGTAATCAAAGTTATTAACATCCCCATTGTAAGGTATTAACAACTTATCAAAGTGAGCATCTGTTAATCCTGCCCATGTGTAAGTGAATCCAGCCACAGCAAATATCCTATCAAAGTAAGTCTGAGCATAGATAGCAGGTTTGAACTCATTAGCTTGATAGACATTAGTACCTGTGCAATATGGCATCACGTACTTATATCCATCTGTTACAGTGTTGCTGAATGTAGCTGCTATATCAGTTGATGAGAATGTATGATCTAAGTCTGAGAAATCTAAGTCATCAAGATTAGCATTAGTGATAGCACTAAAAAACTCAGCTCTGCTATCCTTAATCAATACAGTATAGTTAACCTCCTCCTCATAAGCATTAGTGTACTGAGACTTATTAACACTTACCAACTGTAGCAGTGCATCATCTAAGATAGGCACTCCATTCTGTATCACTTGACATCGAGTCAACGTGTTGATGTTAAATGTTCCAGCTTGAATATTTACATCATAGTAATTCCCAAGCAACTCATGATTGTTCTTAGTTCCCTCAAGGACAATGGTTTTAGAAAAAGTTCCTTTGCGAGATGTTAAATCTCTAATATCACCAATGTTAAATGTTATCGGAAAATTAGTCTTCTCAGATACATCTAAGACTCCTGTCTCAAGTATTATCTTAACCATTGATTATATCGTTATTAGATAACCTTACTTGGATTGACTGCTTGATTAGGTTGTTGTTGCGTTGCTTATATACCTCAAAGTTTGTGTTAAGCACATTACAGCTCACATACTCAGTTGACTCAGGGATATGTATGATACATCCACTCTCATCATAAAGATTATCCAAGTCCTCTGTAATACGATACACTACGTTTTTAACATAGGTTTGTGGAGAAGTTAACAACTGCTGAAAGTATGTACCCTCTGCCTCACTCATCCAGTTAGTGTTGAGGTCGTATGTCTTAACTACTTGAGTGTTGAAATTAACTTGACCTTGTTCATAAGTTTTATACTTCCATTGAGATGAGGTGACATATCCCGGGACATCCTTGTTGTATGTATCCCTCTTGATTGTGCCCTTCTCATAGCTCTTAAGTTGGAAGGCAAAGCTACCCCATGAGCCCATCCTATCTAAGAATAAGATATGACTCTCAGAGATTAATGTCCTTGTATCTATGTTCACCTTGTAACTCACTGACTTAGGGTCAATGAATCCGGGAGAGCCATCTCGATAAGTTACTGTGTACCACTTAGTATCCTGTTTTACAAGTGGAGCAGTGCCACTCACTAAGGTAAGTGAGCCATAGTTATTAGGACCAACTGCCACACCTTTAATATAGTCAAGTCCACTCACTGACTTGTAGAACACATCCCCGTCATCATTAATAAAGTACACCCTCTTGTTAGATCCTATGCCCACATCCTTGAAGTTGAGCCATAAGTCCTGACCAAGTGTACATGTAAAGTTCAAAGGTTGGTCAGTGAGCCACAGTCCAGATGTGTTATCAAGTGTGTAGTCAGTCTGATCATAGAATGGCATATCTATCCAAGGAATAGCTCCATTGAATACATACTTATCTAAGGTGCTAATCTCATTGAGGTTGATGTCCTTCCTATTGTCAGCATACTTGATACTTCCATTGATAGTGGCATCTGTTACCTCTGACCATAAAGCATTGATAGTGAAGTTAGTTGTGCCTGTGATTGAAATCACTGTGTGCAATCCTTCCACTCCCGGGTTGGCCACACCTCCATCTGCCTGTGTTATGTTTATCTGATCACCAACTTGAAAGGCATGAGTTGCTGTGATGCGTACATTGCCTCCATTGTTCACCAATGAAGCTGTGTAAGATAATGTGTAGATATACTCCTCACCTATCTTAACATCAAACTTGTAATATGAGTTAGCCGCATCATAAAAGGTTGTGATTGTGGGATTGAAGTCATAGCTTACCATGTTGCTCAATAGCTTGCTCAAGTCCTGCTCCCCATATCCTGTGCCATAGGTAGGCAGTGCCTTATAGTATCCTATCCTATTGGCTGTGCCTGACTCAAATATCTCAAAGATATATCGGAAGCCATCATTGTTGACATTAGTTGAGTTAACTATGAACTTGCACTCATTGTAAGCAGGAGTGAAATCTTGAGGTTCTGCTATGATTGTCATTGCCATACCTATATTGTATTTCAGTTGGCATCCTGTTAGAAGGATATATATGAGTCATCTGTAAAGTATTCCTCCTTGATATGAGTGGCAGCATATCGGATGGCATCCATTGCATCATCCCATAACTTGACCGGCTCATCTGTAATGGTATCACCTATTTTCTTCCACTTGTAATTCTCATACTCCTTCTTAAGTTGAGGATGGTCCTCACAGAATATACCAAAGGACTTGATGTTGTTAATACCTTGCTTGACTACCTTATTAGCATTTTCAATATAGTAACCTGCTCTGTCTATCTCAGCAATGATTTCTGGCCTTGAATAGTCAGCAAGGATGTTGATGCTTTTTTCAATGCCTAACTGATCCATCCTTGCTATGAGGTCAGTGGTAGTCAAGTAACTCTCATAGATGATAGGCTCAATGTATAGATCCTTATCTCTCCAATATACTCTCACCAATGCAGTGGGGTGATTATAACCAAAGTCAAGGCCATAGACAAATGAGGTGAACTTAGCAGGCCTGTGCTTGACAAATGTCCAATTGGAGTAGATGTTACTCTTGGATATGGCTTTCTCCCCTAATGCATAGATTTGATACTGTGCCTCATCGGTTCGTTTCAAGTCCTCAATCTGTTTCTTAATAGACTCAGGTAGAAATGGGTTGTCCTTGTACGTTGACTTGATGAGTATGCTCTCATCTGCAGGTAACTCATACAGCCATGAGTTAGACTCAGATGGGTTGTAGTCAAAGATTAGCTTACCCTCTGTCCTCATGTTCAACTGAGTGAAGTCATCATAGTATAGCTCATTAGCCTCATTGCACCATGCCAGGTCTCTCTTCCTACCTCTTATCTTTTGCTCATCATCCACTGAAAAGAACTCAACTATAGATCCATTGTCAAATGAATAGATATGCTCACTCTTATTATGCTTGTTAACATCGTATATCTCAAGGCTCTTCATGATCTCAAGGAAGTCTCTCATCACTGTAGCTCTCAATGCCGGGAATGTTTTACGTATGATACTCACTACCTTGTTTCTGTTCTGTAGGCAGTAAACTATGACCAACTGACATAGTGAGTAGGTCTTAGAACTCCTTGAGCCGCCCTCATTGATTATAAACCTTTGCTCTGAGTTGAGAGCATTAAAGTTCTTTTCAAATATGACTGTGCTATTAATCTCCATTTTTTAGGCAATAGTTAAGCTATAACACTATATTTAGTATTATGACAATTAACCTATCTTACTATATATATATTAATTAGGCTTTATAATATTAACCTTGACCTCATTGATAGCTTGACCTTGAGTGGTCGTATCTACCCTTTCAGTTAGGTTGTTTAATCTCTGAGTGATGGAAGGATTATACTGCCCTGCCATTCCACCTGTAATCTGATCTTCTCTAATGACTCTCTTTATACGCGAACAGATGGCAACATATTCAGAATATCTCCTATCTCTATTCTCAAAATACTGATCTATACATCCTATCTTATCATAGCAATAATTATAGAACCCTTCAAAAATAAGTGGTCTTTCCAATGGGATAGCAGTAGCCTCCCCTGTTTTAGTTGAAAGTGAGTATTGATATCTTGGATTTGATTTGCACCAATCTCTGTAAGATTCAAATAGCTCCCACATTTTCTCAGGAGTCTCTATGTATTTATGCTTTGCCATTGTCAATCTGTTTTAATTTACGTTGTGCCCATTCAACACCCTCATCACCTCCCCAAGCAAGCCACATCAATCTGCCACATCCATCACCCAGCTCTTTTTGTGAGTTTTGCCTATGTCGTTCAAATCCTGCCATTCTTGCAATGGTATCTCTTGTGATAGGTTCACCTTTGGCAAGTTGGTTAGCTCTTGCCTTACCTACAGGAGTTCCACATGACCCCCATCCATTCTCATCTGCCCATCTGAGTGCTATCTTAGCATTCTCAGTTGCTGCATTAGGATAGTCAGAGTATGAAGGTTCTGCGAATGCCTGTCTATACTTAGAGTAGGCAGTTTGTTTAACCTCATCCCACATGGACTCACACACAGCATAGCGTTGCTCCTCATCTGGGAACTTGCTTAGTGTCTCCTTATCTGACATACATCTTTGAATGTAGTCATCATGTGGCTCTTGTGGTTTAGGGGTTGGCATCTGTATCAGGTTTCTGCTTACGTTTCTTCTTAGGCTTAGGAGCTTCCTCACCTGGGATAGGTGGATCAACTGCCTCATATTTGATAACTGTAGGTACTTCCTCGAATAGGTAAGATAGTCCAATAGATTGGTAGTACTTCACCTTGCTCATGTCAATCTTAGCCACTACGATAGAACGTTGTCCTAAGATGCGATCATATACTCTGACAGTTTTGTCAATGTATTCTGTTTTAATTTTAAAATTGCTCATATTCTTTAACTATTATAAATACTAAATATAGTGCTAAGGTAATGCTTGATAACTTAAATAGCAAATATGTGTTTTCATTCCACAGTGCCATTACTACTCCAAAGGCCATTATGTAAGTCATTAAGCCTAAAAAATCAGCATTCCTCATACCTATATTGTATTTGATTTATATTTTCTTTAATTTCTTTAATCAGGAAGTAGGCAGATGTACTGTTAATGTTGAAATATTTAGCGAGTGCAGTCTGAGTTGAGTGCCCTTTGTCATAATATGCCTCAAATACTATCTTTTTTATCCTGTCTTTTTGTTCTGTTCTATATATTTCAACAAGAGCCTTTTTAAAGTTGTACCTATCTTCTATCTCAATCTTGTGCTCAAGGTCTGTAGGGTCATCAATGACATCCATTGTGTACTCTTGAGACCTGTACAAATCTTGTTTCTTAGTCTTAGAGCCTTGAGTCCAGATAAGATCACATTTAATGGTGTTGAGTAGATAGCTCTTAGCCTTGTCCTCTGTCATATCTTGAGCATTGAGTCCTGCACAGTGTAGGTAAGCATTGTTAATAACTGCATCTGCATCTATTGAGGTTGGTATATTAAGCACATCTAAGAAATGGCGTGTGTACTTGAGCACCTCAAGGTAGTTACGAGAGAGATATCTATCCAAGTGCTCCTTCATACCATTGAGTGAAGTCTTTGAGCCATACCTTCCTGCGTACTGATGCACAGAAACACTCCTTATCTCTTTGTCCTGTAACTCTGTTCTTAACTTGTTGTAGTTGTATAAGGCTTCTCTTAGTGAGCACCTTATCCTCAGGTTGATTGAGGATATTATCTATGAGTTGTATATCAGTTTGTTCAAGCATACAGCTGTGAGTGATGTGGCACAAGCCACAGTGAATGATTGTGAGTAGGCCCAAGTCCCCCAGAAGCTGAGACACTTCCAGCAGCCAAGTGAAGTATGTAGCCAATCTGGGAGGTTGAGCTTGTTATCTATATAGTTCTGTAATGGTTCAAAGTGAGTGAACCACCAGGAGATTACTAATGGAGTTAAATATCCTATCATGGTGCTAAGATAATAAAAGTTATTAACATGACAAAGGAGAGCTGTTACACTCTCCTGTCTGGCTGCCGAGCCTCAGTTATTTCATCAAGTATTTAAACACCTTATCATAAAACTTACCTGTTACCTCATTGCCATGCATGAATCGATACATTTGAAACTTATCCACTCCAACGTCCTCTGCAAGGTGAACAACTTTATATCTCCTTGATAGCTTATCAAACAACTCTGCTCTTATTGAGTCAGTGAGTGTTTCACCATCTTTGATGTACACAGTCTTAGAACGGGAGGTCATCATCTAATTCTATTGGTTGTGTACTTGGCTGTGATGGCTTAGATCCTGTTACCTCAATTTTCCATGCATCAAGAGTATTGTAATACTTCACAGGCTTACCCGGTGCAGCATACTCCCTGCCTCTCACATTGTATGAAACTTCCACTTGCTGACCTACACCCAATGACTCTAATACAGCCATCTTATCGTTGACTGTTTGGAACAGTATATCCTGTGGATACTTGTCATCCGGTGTTGTTACCACGAACTCTCTCACTGAGAACTTATCACTGATTACCTTGATCGGATTGATGAGCTTGATAGCTCCTTTGATTGTTGAATCTGACATTGTTATTGTATTATATTACTCTCTCAGGGAACGCTATCTCTGGAGTAGTTTGGTTAATAATTTCATCGGCTACTATGTTAGCATAAGCAACTGCAATCTCATGGTCTGAGCTGTATATTTGATGCTCAATGTCCATACCGTTTCTAATTTGTTCCATTCTTACAGGATTTGTAAGGAATGCAGCCACTAACTGAGTGACTATTTGTGTTCTTGTTTCCATTATTTATTATTTAATTCATTTACATATTGAGCATAATATTCAGAGCATGCTATTAATCTCTCTTTTATCTGTTCCTCAATGACTGTATCTCTCTCATATCTTAACACAGTTACCCTATGGTGTGCAGGTATGTGCTTGACTTTATGAATTGATTTGTTATCCCAATCAGTGAGCAGAGTATCATCTGTATCATACATGGTGTACACTAACTCAAATGATGGCCTATCATACAGCCACATGTATGCTCTACCCTGCCACTCATAATCTGAGTTCTCACCTTCGGATGGTGTTGCCGGGAAGGTTTCTAATGACCAGGAGCTCTTAATGTCAATGATTACCTCATCAAGTAAGATATCACAACACCCTGACATGAGGTCATTAGTTACTCTGATTGTGTTCTTAATGTACTTTTTAGTGAAACGAACATCATTGAGTAAGTCAATACCATCCTGCTCCCAATCAGTTCCTTTAATCATTGGCTTAGTCTTAATGTCTGAGCTGTATCCAAAAAAGTCCTGTTTTGCAATTTTTCTAATCTCAGACTTAGCAGTCTCAGACAAGAGCTCAGACTTACTCCTGGAGTTAGTCATGAGCTTACCTAATTGTGATGGCCTCCATTTCATAGTTGTGCCTCCTGTTCTTTGGTTAGATAGAACTTAGCTTTGAGCTCCTCAACTGTGAACTCATTAGCCTTAATCTTAGCAAGAGCATTATTGAAACGTTCAGTTGACAATGACTCTTTTTTAGTCTCAGTTGGTTGGTCCTTAGATGCCTGTTGACCATCATCATCCACTGCCTGCAATGAGAGAGCACTTTGAAGGGTGTAACGTCTGTAGTAAGTGATTGCACTACCCATTTGTTGTGGTGTGATACCTTGAGGTAAGTCCATACATGACTCGAGCATTACACCTGAGTCAATATCTACTATTTGAGTGCATACACTATTACCTTGAATAGGTTGAATAAGTAGCAAGCCATTCTCTAAAAGTACAGGCTCAACAGTGCTAAGGATAGCATTAAGGTCAGCGTACTTTGAGTGATGGCTCATAGCGTTCTTAGTTACCTTACCAATGGCTAACTTTGCCCGGTGTAGTTTTTGGTGTAGAGTGAGTGTGTTACTCAACTCATTCAGCTCCTTGATTTTCTCAGTAGCTGTTTTGATTTCTTTTTCCATACTGTTTTTATTTATTGCATCAAAGTTAATAAAAGATTGCATAAGTACAAAATAAAGTTATTAACATTTGTATGTTAGTTCCTCTCCAGTCAGTGCGAAGTATAGATTTTCAAGTTGGTGGGCGTATTTGAGTTCCCACTTACCAAAGGCTATATGATCATAAGAATATATCCAGATGTCTATATCATTTAAACTATAACATTTAGAGTCTCCTGCAAGTCCATATTGTTTAAACCCTACCTTAATCAACCACTCCTCACTTATCTCAAGAGCCTGATAAAAATCATCAATCTCATCATCTAATAAATTTTCAATATCCTCTAAGTTAATGAGTCCTATCTTATAAGTTCCATCACCTAACTCAATTTTATATGAGTTGCCTAATCTAATTTCATGTGAGTCTAATGTCATAATTTAATCTATTTCATTATTAATCCCCTTAACAGGGTGTTTATATTTCTTTCTAAGATGTTTCAATTTTACTTTGAACTTTGGCATTTTTAGTTTGATTCTCATAGTAGTTCAATTTGTTGTTTAATATCCAGCAGCCATTGATGAGCCAGGCTACCCTCATTGATATACAATGCATTTCTAAAATCAAGCATCTCATCAACTGCAATTAAGGCACATCCTTTTGCCTCCTCTATATCTAATCTTTCATCAGTTATCTCAAAAAATATTTGCTTTTGAAATTTATCAACTAACTGTTTTGCTTTTTCTTTTGGTGTCATATCCCTAATGTAAATTGTTCATACCACTCAACAAAACTATCAAAGTCTCTCACAATGATATACACACCTCCTGCCCTTTCAATGGAGGCTTGATATTCCTTTTGCACATCTGACTGTCTGTCTTTTCCATATTTTATCTCAATCTTAACTGACCGCCCTCTGATCGTGGCAGAAATATCTGCAGTTCCTTTGGTTGACTGTCCGGGTGTCCATTTTCCCGGCAACTGTTTTGTGTGTGCCATGATGCCAGATCCAACCTGTATCTTTGCTCCTTCCCTGTACTGACCTTGTGAGCTTATTCTCTCAGCTTGACCGCCCATGAACTGTATCCATGCAATGACACATTTTGTCAAGGCATTAGCAGAGTTATCTGTCCAATCAGTCTTAGGGATGTATGCCTCTGGCATGTTAGGATACTTCTGTTTTAACTGCTCCATCATAAGAGCATTGAGTTTGTCTTTGTTAATTCGTTTCATAGTTTACTTATCCATTGGTTATAAATTTCCGTTGCTATTTGGGCGGTCATTACTGGCGGAACACTCATTCCAATTAAATATTGCGGATTATTAAAGTCCAGATGATTATAGTCTAAAGGATAGCTACCAATTAAACTAACTGTATCTTTATCAATTAAAGTATTTTCATCAAGCCAATATCTATTAATATCAGTTGCTATTGTATTACTTGGTTTATTCAAGTCAAGCATCACATCGCCAAATCTACTTTCCGAATAGTTTTGAGTTTCTTTTTTTGGTATTCCTTTTGCAAAATGCTTAATCGGTATTTTTGGCTCATTAAAAATTAATTCAAGTTTTGGCACTTCTGTAAACATATCCGCAAAATGTAAAAAAGGTTTAGCTAAATCCTTTCTCATTGCTATAAAAAACACTCTTTCTCTTTTTTGAGGCACTCCCATTTTTGAAGCATCTAAAAGCCAATGTTGCACATAATAACCAGCTTTATCAAATTCTCTATAAATCTGTATGACATATTGCTTGGCATCGCCTAATAGCAATCCTTTTACATTTTCAGCTACAACTACTTTCGGTTGTAATTCTTTTGCCAAATCAATAAAATCAAAAAATAATGTGTCTAAAACTTGCATCGCTTGTCCTTCTCTAAATACTTTATCTTTTCCCCAGTCTTTTTCTCTATTTCCAGCCATTGAAAAACTGCTACAAGGTGGCGAACCATCTAAAATATCCAAATTGTAAAGTTCATCAGGTAAATCAGTTCTTAATTTAAAGGTCTGTATTGGCTCTAAATAAGCATACTTGGGGTTATGGTTAACTTTGTATGCTTCAATCATTTTAGGGTCTATTTCATTGCATCCTAATACATCAAATCCAGCCAGTTTGTAACCCATTGTTGAACCACCGCCACAGGCAAAGCAACTAAATACTTTGCCTTTATCTTTTGTAAACACTGCATCTTTGAGTGTCCAGTTATAATTAAATTTATGTTCCATTAGAATCCTGCTTTATTGTTTAACTCATCCCACACATCCTGTGGTGGTTTAGGTATGCCCTCCTTTTCAAATTCAATCCATCTTAAATTATTGGTTTTACCTTCAAATACTTTAAATCCATAGTTAGCTCCATAGATAGTAAGCCATGATGTAAACCTTCTCTTTGACATTTTTTGCCAGTCAGTGTACTCATTAATAAAATTATTGAATAACTCATCTTTGTACAGCCTTGTATTTATAGGTAGATTATCATCATTTGACCACTCATAGAACTCATAAGATGTCTCTTTAATGAACTTCCTTGACTCAAGGTTATTAAAGTCATGAGATACAAGTCCATTCTTAAGATAGAATTGGCAACAATTAATCATGAAGTTATCAAACCTCATCCATTCAACCTCATGCCAGTCATCAAATAGCATGTGCCCAAACTCATCAAGAGGAGACTTATGGTGTCCGAAATAATCGGACATCTCAACTTCAAACTTTCTACGATCATGAGAGCCACCAACACCGCCAAGTGTGTAATTAGTTGTGATTATTATTTTAGGTGATTTCTGTACAGGTAATTTAACAGCGTCCTGCCCTTTATACTCAAGAGTAATACCTTCTGTAATCAAACTAAATAGATTCTCAAATACAAAGTTCTTTTTAACGTCATCAAATACAAGTAACTGAGTATCTGTTGATACAGTTTGATATGGAAATGACTTAGTGAACTCAAAAGTTTTACCATCTATTGATGCCACCTTTTTTAGTTTAGCAAGAGCATTCCAAAACAATCCCTTACCACTTCCACCATTTGGATTCTCAGAGATAGTTTGATCATTGAATATGATAGCTTTGTTATTTGCTGAGGTCTTAAATGAATGCATTAAATACCCTATTACTGACTTAAAGGATCTGTATTTATTGTCATCTTGACCTGCTATGAGCCAAAGAAATTTTCTAAACTCAGAGTCATGGTGATCGTGTTTAGTAAATTTTCTATCAATAATTTGTTTCTTCCATACATATCCATCAACATCGATGTACTCATGCTCAACAATAGTATTCTTAGTTACCTCAACAGTACAGTTATTATAATACAAATAACACTTATCAGAGGTATCCTCAAGCATGTTAATATCTGTTGTGTCAAGCATTGATAAGAACTCAGGAGAAAAATACTTTGTGCTCCCGGCCATTAGATCATAAGGTTGATAACCTATCTCAGTTCTTTGCAATAGACTATTAAGAACAAAATCTTTGATTCTTTTTTCATTTGTCTCCTCAACAAGATTCTGTTCTTTTTTTATAAATGAATAGGTATTACTATTGGAAGGAAAGTACTTATAAAAATTGTTCTGTTGTAACCAAAACTTAAATTGATGGATGCTAAGTTGTATCTTATTTTGCTTTGTATATGTCCAAAAGTCCTCAATGTTACCTGTCTCTTTGATTGCATCGACAACAGATTCAATTTCAGACTCATTGAAGTCAGGGAAGCTCTTTGCTATGTCTTTTGTTTTTTTACCGGATCTTACTTGCTTTTCAATTTTATGCCTGGTATCATTATCCTCAAAGAATTTAGTTCCAAATTGAGCAACTCTTTTATAAGCTGAATTTATTATTTTATTTATCTCATTCTCTTTGCCTCCCTCATCATATCTAAGTAGCATGTTTTGACACTCACTTTTGTTGATGCCAAAGTCATTGAATGCAATGGCTAACTTGAAAAGGTTATTATTCTTTTGACCTTCAATCATTCCATACTTTTTATCCCACCACTTAACAAGATTTTCAATGATACGATTATCAGACTTAATCGGAACCACAACATCAATAGAACCAATATCCTCAAGTTCTGGCTCCTCAATTTTATCCCATTGAATTGAGTCAATATTTACATACAAATCTGGATCATAAGATTCATAACAAAATCTATCTATATTGCTGCCGCTATTATCCCAATACTCTGAGTCAAAATAATTAGATAATGAATTGAAATATCCTTTGTGATCTCCTTCCGTTGGTATCTTAACAAGAGCTTTGACTCCTTTACCTGATGGACTTATCCAAGCTGAAAAAATGTACTGATCTTTTATGATTTCAGCTTTGAATTGAACAGCCTCAGCCATACAACTCATATTATCAAAGTCCAAAATTATTAATCCTGACCTTTTATCTATGCCATTAATACTCCTCTTGGTGAATGTTCCATTGAAACACACCCCGGGAAGTTGCATTTTATAAGGATTCTGCTCATTTTTTGTAGGCAGTGATCTTATTGTTTCAACTAACTCCTTTGATTTTCCTGATTTTATCCTATCTAAACAGAATAACACATCTCTGTTAAATGGGTTGGTGGTCTCAGTAACCTTTTTAAAAATAGATACAATCATATTAGAACTGTTTTTTATACACTGTTATAATAAAATAAGGGGAAAAGGAACAGTGTAAACCTTTTACTGGGCAGCTAACCACAAACCCCTGAGCAAAGTTAATAATAATTTTCATATATGATACAAGTACATAGTAATTTTTTATAAGTACCTTGATAAGTACCTAAAAAAACATAGTATTTATAAGGGTTTGAATGACATTAGGTACATAAGTACACATTGAAACCCGTTTTTTTAAAAAAGTGAAATTTATAAAAACAGTAAAAAAAATAAATATATATAGTATAGAGAGAAGTTATAAAGTACCTAAGTACCTGAGCACAAAAAAACCCTTCCAGCAGTGCCAGAAGGGTCAAACAAATAATTAATCAAAACAGTATGGACTACAAATTTAATTCTTTGTATAGATTATTCTTAATTCTGAATTTAATTTTTCGTAATTGTTTTAAACAAAAACAGTTCATGACATCATCAACAAGGTTATGGTCTTCATTGTAATTCTCAAAGATTAACATTAGCTCCTCAATATAGTCAAGGTATATTTTATCCTTAATTGAGATTAGATCATGGTGAGTCTTAAGTCCATGTATCACACTTGCATGATCTCTGTTAAACATTGCTGCTATCTCATACAGTGTAAGTCCTTCCTCTCTGAGTAGGTTGTAAAGATAGAAACGTTTGTAAGTGTAGTGTCTATATCTGTGGCGCGCTTTGAGGTTGTTATCCTCAATGTATTGTATTATGTCAGTCATTTTTCGTTAAAGTAATTATAAATTAATCCTATTCCAATTATTAAAAATCCCATTGCAAAAGTAAATATTGCCATTTTTGCCTCTTCTGCCATGTTATTCTGATTTATTAATTAACCCTATATCCTTCAAATACTGCTCATGTTTCTCTGGAGTATCTAATCCATCTGGCATTCCAAACTGATCCATTCCTATTGCTATGCGAATAGCTCCTCTAATGACTGAGTCTGGGTGTATTGAGTTACCATTTTGCAGCATTACCTCTATACTTTCAAGTAGCTGTAGCATTTCTAAGTTTTGTTTTTT